GCATGTAACCGAGGTTCTTCAGCAGGTCTGGGGCGAAATGCAGAGCCAGCTCTCCACCCCACTTAACCAGACGGCAACTATTTATCACTTTGGGTGGTCCGACAATTCCAGAGAGATTCATGCGTATGCTTACCGTTCAGAAGAGAATTTCCGCTCTGAGAAGCTGAGCTACGGACTTGGCGTGAAGCCGCCTCTTCCCAGCTATGAAGGCCTCGATCTCACTGTACTCCCTCGGAAGGTGGAGGAAGTCATGCGCAGGCAAATCGCGCAGGAGATGGCAAAACCAAAAGACATCGCAGTTCAGATCGGCGGATGGGTTCAAGTGGCGCACTTAACCAAGGAGGGGATCGTTCTCTACCGAGGAGAGGATATCTGACGATCAGCTCTTGTCCTCGGCGTAGATCGAAGCTGAGATAATCGCCCCACCCCAGCGGCGCTTCCCGTAGCAGATCGGCACCGGGTTCCCGCTGGCGGTGGTGTTTCTGGCGCTGCCGAAGGCGTAGCTGGGCAGGTTCTCCGGCGCCGCACTCTGCTTCAGGCCCTGGGCTTGGGGGCTGAGCATTTGGATGACGCCGCCGGCAACCATCCCTATCCCTGCTGGCAGCGCATACGGGGCTATGACGGGAAAAGCGTAGGAAGCAGCGATCAGCACAGCCCCGACTATCGTCTGCACCAACCCGCCACGCTTCCGGCCACGCATGACCGGAGCAATGCGAATCTCCTCGGCGCCCCCGAACTGCAGCTCATCCTGGGAAATGTTCCGTTTCCCACGGAATACAGCGAACTCCATACCTCGCAGGTGGGCATTGGCGAGGAAGCGCTCGAGGCCTGGAATCTGCACGCACAAGGCCTTGATCGCTTCAGCAGTCGACCCGACGAGCATGCGGTACTCCCGGCCGAACTGCCGGAGCGCGCCATAGAGCTTGATGGTGGTCATCGGAGTGTGGTGCGCTGCGGTGGTCATGTTTTTCTCCAGGTAACAAAAAACCGCCCGGAGGCGGTTTGCAGAAGTTCAATACGGCTCAAGAGCTAGTTCTTGTACATCATGACAAAACCATCGACACCCATTTCTACCTTAAGCATAGCAAGCTGAGCTTCAGCACTTTCTCTTTTCTTCCATGGCCCAACGAAAATCCTCAAGACCCCATCACCACTTTTCTCGGTGAAAACCGGGTAATGAAATTCCTCTAGATTACTCAGCAACCATTCCGACCTACCTGCGACTGAAACTCTGGTAACCCAGTATGGGGTAGATGTGCTAGGGTCTGGTGCATCGGGCTTTATGGGCATAAACGCAATAACACCTTTGGGCAGCTTATCTGGTTGACATGCACCTTCAACTACCCAAGGTTCAATATCTCCAACAATAGCATCAAGGCCACGTTCTTCGCGATTAACCACAATATAAGGCTGAAAACCGGTATATCCTCCGAAAGAGTTCTTGGCGTTTACTTCGCCGCAATATAGCCCCTTTCGGACCTCACGCTCATTCTGAAATGTGGCCGATCCCGGATCCTTCAGCTTTTCGGAGACCGCATTCCGAACTTCACGTTCCTCACTGCAGCCTACAAGGGCGACAGCAAAGCAAGTCATGACGAATATCCCCTTCATACCCCCTCCATAGCTGTTGATGGGACTCTACCATCACCGCTCCGGCGCCAGAACCCAGCAGAGTGTTGACCTCAGGTAGTCAAGGGGCGCACTCGGTGCCGCAGCACCAAGCGCATCCGGTCGAGCCACGGCCCACCGAACACGATGATTTCGCTGGGCTTGCCGTACAGGTGGTGCAACAGGAACGGCCCGGTACCGAAGTGCTGCGCATCCTCGCCAGGTAGTGATGGATCGTCCGCCAGGTAGATCCCGGCGTGGTTCGGGTGCGCGGTGCGCCCCACCGCCATCACGATCATGTCGCCGCGCTGCGGCCGATCCACCCGGACGAATCCTGCAGCCTCGAACTGCTGCTCGTAGAGGCTCGGACCGTCTGCCCGCTCCCACCAGCCATCGGCACGCTCGAAGTGCGGGAACTCGATGCCCCACTCCCTCTGGTACCAGTCCGAGCAGACCTGCCAGCAGTCCTGCACCCCATGCACGAAGGCGCGCCCGAGCAGCGACACCTGGTCGACGGGCTCGATGGTACGCAAGTCGCCCTCCGGCCAACTCAGGATGTGCCATGTCAGGCCCGAGGCGTTGCACATCGCGACATCTGCGGCACTCGGTCGGCTGGTGGCATCGGGGTGGCTGTGCACCACGGCGACGATCTCTCCCTGATCCTCTGCCTCTGCATACGCCTCCGGTGCGATGCGGAACTCCTCGCCGGCGTCGGCAGCGGTGTTTTCGCAGGGAACGTATCGCTGGCTCCGGCCAGAACGGATGATCAGTCCGCAGCACTCGCGCGGATACTCTGCCGCAGCGTGCTTCTGCACGGCAGACAGGATGTGCTTGAGCATGGTCAGCTCCTGGCGATGATCGAGACGGCAGGGAAGCCGCCGAAGGGCAGTTGGTTGCCTTCACCGAAGCGCGGGATGCAACCGGTGCCCAGGCAGCCATCACACTCGTCCCGGGCTGGGTCATCGGTGGGGTTGCCGTCGATGTCGAAGTACGGGCCGGTGTAGCCGCAGTCGGGCCCGCGGTACCCGCCCGTCATCGCCCAGTGGCAAAGAGTCGTCATCTGCCGACCGACCTGCTCGCCGCCAACGTCACCTGGCGAGGCCAGTTCCCAGGCCACGTACTGGCCGTCCTCGTTGGTTTTCTGGTCCAAGTACCAGATTTCGACGATCTCCTGGGAGGGATCAGCGTCGGGATTGCCGCCAGGGAAGTTCGACGCGTCCAGATATTTCGCCAGCGTCGTCCGGATGGTGAGGCGGAACTGGAGCAGGTCCTCGAATGCCAGGCAGAGCGCCGTAATCCGGCCATTGACGTTGCCGGCGGTGAAGCTCGGCCGCGCCGCAGTACCATCGCTGTTCGCCTCGATGCCCTCGATCTGCACCGGCCAGGCCGCGTATTCGTGGCCCTGCCACCAGATCGGTTTCGCCGGTAACTGGTCGGCTTTGGCACCGGCGGCGGCCAGTTCCTGCGGGCTGTGCGGGATAGCGTGTCCGTGGAACCGGACCACGTCGGCGCCGAAGTCGCTGCCGTCAAGCTCGAACAGCACGACCTCGCCGCCGGGCTCCAGCTTCTGGATATCGGTGATCAGTGTCATGGATGGAATGCCTGTTCAAAGGTCGCGGTCAGCCGGTAGACCCGGCCGCCGAGGTTGACGGGCCGGTAGCCCGCACAGGTGTAGAAGCCCAGGCCGCCCAGGGGCGGCGTCCAGAGAAATGCACGCGCTCCGGTGTGGCGGTCCAGGAAGTCCATCGCGGCCTTGATGGTCGCCGCCGGCCCGGTGATGGAAACCGGCCAGCTCTGGGACTTGCTGTTCAGGCCTTCGCTCACCAACTGCTTGTAGCCGTCACCGAATTGCGCGGACCTGGTGGCGAAGGTGATGTCGCCCTCGCCACCGCTCTCGGTGGTCCAGGTGAAGGTTTCGATTGCCATGTGCCCTACCCGTTGATGGCGCGGCCGATCGCACCGTCACGCCGCAGATCACGCGCCAGGAGTTGTCGGTACTTCTGCTCGACGAACGTCCCGATGTCGCGACCGAACTGGTCCAGGCCAGGCTGGCTGCTGGAGACGTTGGCCGAACCATCCGAGGCAATGTTCACCTCGACGTTGATCTGCGAGCTACTGCCGCCCATAGCGCGCACACCGAGGGCCCCGGACGAGGTTCTGGTCAGCGGCATCACGGCCTCTGGCCCCGCTTCGCCCATCACACCCATACGGCTGCCGCTCATGCCGAACGCGGTTGGCGTGCTGACCACGCTATTGGTGAAGGCCCCGCCAGTGGCGAACATCTGCACCCCGCCGGCGAACGCACCACCGTTGGCGAACAGCCCGCTGTTGCTCACCAGATTGTCGACGCCCGACTGTGCGGCAGCGTTTCCACCGCCGAAGAAGCCGCCGAAGAGGGACGAAAGGGCCTGCGAGGCAGCGGCGCGCGTTGCAATCCGCGCCATGTCGGCCAGGATGCTCTTGGCGAAGTCGGAGAACGACAACTTGCCGGTCGTGGCGAAGGTAGCGACTGCATCCTCCATGGCGCGGAACGCGTTGGTGAACAGATCATGCGTCTGCCCAGCAACATTCCTGGCGCTTTCGAGATAGTCGTTCCAGGCTCCGCTCGCTCCGTTGCTCCAGTCTGACTGGGCAGCGGTCATCTGGTCGTAGTTGCTGACCACGGTGTCTCGCAGGTCCTGATGTGCCTTTCTGAGCGCAGCCAGACGTTTCTCGTACTCCTCGTCCGACATTTGCCGACTGGGATCGGAGCGCTGGTTCTCCAGGTCCATCAGTTGCTGGTTGTAGCGGTCGTCGAGACTGTTCAACTGCTCGAAGCGGGACCGCTCTCGTCCGCCCATGCTGACACCGGCCGCAGCGCGCTCGCCCTCCAGGCGCAACGCATCGACCTGCGCCTGCAGCGCCTGCGTATAGCGCTGCACCGACTGCTCCTGTCGCCGCAGCCGCCCTTGCTCGCTGAGTTCGATCTGGTTGAGCTGTGAATCAGCGTCCTGCTGCGCCTTGACCAGCGCCGTCCTGGAGTCGGCGATCTTCTGGTCGAGCTGGATTCGCTGGGCAGCCGAGGTTCCTTGCTTCGCCCTGGCAGTCTCCAGCGCTGCGATCTCACGCTCGTAGGCATGAGTTACCTCATCCCGCTCCTGCTGGATGATCGAGATGCGCTGCTGCGCGTAGCTTTCCGCGCTGATCACGCCTGCGCGTTGGGACGCCTCCAATTCCTTTTGCGCGTTACGGTAGGTCGCGGTGATTTCGGCCAAGCTATTCTTCGCGGCGTTGGCCGCGCGTAGGTCCACCGAACCGGCGGAGCCCTTCTGGTCCTTGTACTTGGCGTTGATGTTGGCGATCTCGCGATCAATGGTCGCCTGCTGCAGGCGGTCATCGTTCGGGTTCACCTCGCGGATCGCCTCAAGATCCTTCTTGTACTGCTCCAACTCCTTGGCGCGCTTCTGCTGGTTGGTCAGCGCCGCCCTGGAACGAGCGTCGATCCGGTCAATAGCATTCTGGGCGGCTTGTTCAGCCCGAGCGCGCTCGCCGGCGGTTCTGGCATCGTCCTCCATCGCCTTCTTCCGCTCGCGGAGCATGTCGAGCTCTTCGCGCAGGCGGTTCCGGCTCTCGTCGCGGTTGCCGACCAGGCCGAAACCACCTTGATCGAGCTGGGCAAGGCGCCGCTCCACGTCGGCGATCTGGGAGTCGATGTCCTGGCGACCAATGCTCTTGGCATCATCCCACGCGCGCTTCGCAGCACGTGCGACTCCATCCCAAGCACGCTCAATCCAACCCAGGTTCTCCAGAATCTTCGGGGTCCGCTGGTTGATTGCGTCAGCGTAGGCCTCAGTCGCCAGCTTCACCGCGCCGGCGTGATCCCCCTGCTCCTCCAGCGCCTTGATCTGCGAGTAGACGGATGCGGTGAGGTAGTTGTACTGCTCATTCAGGGCCTTCGAGGCCTTCACAGGGTCCTCTCCCAGCCTCACGAACTCGGCGACGGTATCCCCCACCGCGCGGCCAGTCGCCTCTTCCATCGACAGCGCGGCCTGGGTGATGGCAACGAAGCTTTCGCTGGCCAAGTCTCCCTTGCCCGCCAGGGTGGCCAGCACTTCGGCAGCAGCTCCGGTCGTGCCAACCGTATTGCTGACTTGGCGCGCCATTTCGCCCAGTCCAGAGGCGCTGGTACCAGCGTAGTTGCCGGTCATGATCAGCGCCTTGTTGTATTCGCCCTGTTCCTTGCTGCCCAAGTACGCCGCCGCAGTCACACCACCGATCGCCGCTGCCAGCAGCCCAATCGGGGCCAGGACGCCGATAACACCGCGCGCGGCGCCGCCGGCGTTCACACCGATCTCGGCGATGTTGTGGGCGGCGACCCGCCAGTTACCGGTTGAGAGGGCGTTACCCAACTGCAGCACGTTCTCGCGCGCTTCCTTGCTGGTCAGCCCGAGCTTGTTGATCGCGCCGCCGGTACCTTCAATGTCCCGCCGCTTCGCCGCGATCTTCTCCAGGCCGGCGGCCAGCCCGGCGTCATCCAGCCCGCCGGCGGCGCGCAGCCCACGCAACGCGGCTTCCTGCTTCTCAAGCCGGGCCAACGCGGCGGTCACCGGATCGATGCTGTTGACCGTGCGTTGCATCGCTTCGATCTGACGGTTCTGCGCCGCAACCAGGCGCTGCTTCTCGGCGGCCTCCTTGGTTTCCGCCTTCTGCAACCGGTCATAGGCCGCACCCAGGCGATCCTGATACTGCGCTTCGTCCTGCAGCGTGGTCAGGCCGGCCTTGCGCGCCCGCTCGAGCAAGCTCTCGGCGCGAATCAGATCGTCGATGTTGGCGACGTTGCCGGAGAGCGCTCGTTCCAACTGGCTGATGATGGATATCTCGCCAGCAGCGCTGTCGTATACCTTCCGACTGGCAGCAGCCTGGCGTTCACGCGCACCGGCCGCCTTCTCGACACTGCGGGCAGCGTCCTCCTCCGCGCGCGACACTCCCTTGGTGGCCTGCTCGAGGCCCTTGCTGGCGTCGGACAGGTTGTCGATTGCCTGTTCGGCCTGATCGGCGGAGTCGACCAGCTTGTCGAGGTCCTCGGCCGCCTTTACGGCCGGGCTCGAATCGACCTTGATGCCCAGTTCGGCGAAATTGCTCATCCCGACTCCCTCTGCTCGCGGAAGGTCCGCAGAGCGGCGTCTTCCATTACCCGGATATCTGCGAACACCGCGGCTTGCTCACCAGCGGCTACGCCGCACATCTGCATCACCACCGGCAAAGCGGTGTAGTCCAGGCCTGTTGCGCCACACATGCCAGCCCGCCACTGGGTGCTCATCGCCTCGAAGACGATGAATGCCGTCCAGTTGCAGGGCCAAAGCTCCATCTGCTCGTCGCTTTCGTCGAAGTCATCTGGAGACAATCCGAACTGTGCCAGCTCCTGGGGGCTGGCTACAGGCCGATAGAGTTCCTGTGCGGCGCGCTTCAGTTTCCCAAGCGCCCTCTGCTGTAGGCGCTCTGGTAAGCCTCGAGGATGGCCTCGGGCACGCTGACCAGGGAGGACACCAGCAGCCGGACGTTGGCCTCGGTGAACGCCTCGTCGAACCCCCACCCGGCCACAACGGCTTGTACCTGCTCAACCTGGAGGTCGATCTGAGCCGTGGTGAACGCTTCCAGAGACTGCTCACGAGTCTCCTCGACCAAGCGCTTGAACCGCTCTCCCCAACTGCTGTAGAGGTCGGCCAGATCTTCACGATCCAGGTACTTGAAGGTGAATGGCACCTTGATGGACTCCCCGCCGAGGCGGGGAATCTCCACACTGGATTCGAAGGTGGGCGCCTGCGCGATGCTGAACTTCTTCGCCATGACAGTTCCTTAGGGGGCCGGGTTGTAGCGAACCGGGCGGCCATCGAGAGCGATGGTCAGGGTCCGGGTCATGATTTCGTTGACGTTCAGGGTCGGGGTGTCGCTGACCGAGACGTAGCCGTTGTAGAAAACCTCCGATCCGTTGCGCAGCGTCAGGCGGATCACCTGCAGCGCTTTACTCTGGTCCGCCGCCTCAATCACCGCCCACTGCGGCAAGTTGGGGTCGTCGGCGATCGGCATCGAGAACGACTGAGCGTTGCGGAAGGTAGGCAACTGGCGCTGGTCATCGTCCTCGAGGTACTGGTACTGGACGAACTGCTGTTCGCCGCCGGAGGTGGTCGGGTTCATCACCTGCTGGATCTGCTGCCAGGTGAGGACCTTCTTCGCCGAGCCGATACCGCCGCCGGCCGGGTAGCGGATCACATCGGTGGTATCGATATTGCCCAGGGAGAAGGTGTCCTCGGTGGAAACTGCAACCTTGACGGCTCGGCCGTTCAGGCCAGTCCAGCCGGACACCAGCGACACGACGTCACCGACCAGCAGGCCGTGAGCATCTGCGGTAGCAACCGCTGGCTTGGCGTTGGAGACAGCGGTAATCGGAATAGCCGGGCCGTAGGTGGCAGCAATGGCCAGCAGCGCGCCGTTGGGGAGGCTTGCGGACATGGAGTTTTCCTCGTGTGGAAATGAAAAAACCCGCTCATGGCGGGTGCTGGTGTGCCCATGCGGGCGATCAGAAGATGTCGGCGCGATAGCCGATGGAGACTGGTTTGGTATCGGCGATGTCCCCCGATATCCAGGGTCCCGGCGCTGGTGGGCTCACCACCTGCACAGAGAAACCGGGACGAGACAACTCGCTGTAGAGAGGGAACTGCTGACCTAACTCGGCGATGATGTCTGCGGCAACGCCGGTGCCCTGCCCGCCTGGGACCACGATGCTGATCTGGAACACACCTGTGAAGCCCCGGTGGTAGCCGCCCAAGTCGCTACTGGTAGTGCCAGCGGGCAGCGTGAAGCAGCGTAGATAGATGGCACCCGGCGTCGGTTCGAACGTCACATTCGGGTACGCGACCGGGATCCCCTTGGCCTTCGCCCAGACGTCCAGGCGAGCCTCGAACAGTTGCTGAATGATCTCGTGACTCATACCTGGTTCGCCCTGACGGCGGCCTCCACAATCTGCTGGAATTCGGCGATGGTCACCCGGACCATGCCAGCCGGCGCCTGGCTGGAGTGCCCGTACTCCAGCGGTACCGCATACGGCAGGTTGTTCACCAGGTAGGCGGTATCACCGAGCTTCAGCGGCTGGACCCCAGCGGTCACTGCAGAAATTGCCTTGCTGCCAGTCGGGTCGACGTCATCAATCTCCCCCTGTGCGGCCGTGCCGATGCTGAACTGCCAGTTGGCCCGAAAGCGCCCGCCAACATACCCGCGCCCGGCCACCATCCCGTTGACGTCGAAGTTCTGGTCACGCTCCGCCTTGGTCAGCGGCTTCGCGTGCTTCACGCCTCGACGTAGCTTCCCGTTCCTGGTGAAGTTGCTCGGATTCAGGTTGATCAGGGTGTTGCGAATCGCAACGTTCTCGTCGTAGCGGTCCGCCACAGCACTCGCTCGCTGGCGGTAGGCGACGTTCGCGGCCCACCGCTCCGGGTCACCGACTGGAGATTTCTCGATCACCTTGATCGACAGGTCCAACATGATCCGCTGGTAGATCGCATCGCCGGCAGCCAAGGCTTGGTCGCGGAACTGCGCCACCGCTGCAGCGAAGCTGCCCTGGCGCCCCGAGTAGCGTTGACGCATGCGAGAGCCACGGGCCATGCGCTACCTCCTCGCTTGCGCGACGAAGCCGATGTCCAGGCCGGCATAATTCCAGGCTTTCGCAGTCACCACCTTGAAGGCCTCGCCGTCGAACTCGATACGGTCGCCGTTCCTCGGCGCCGGCATGTCCTGCCCCCCGAGCTGCACTGGAGACATGATGATCTCGACATCACCCTGTTGGATCAGCGAACCGTCGATAACCCGCACATCGTAGTCCTGGCGCATACCGGAACCATCGAAGCGGCGCTCGATGGTTGGACTTCCACCGGTCGCCGGGTCGTACTCGCCCTGCTCGAACTTGGTCAGGCGTAGCTCAAGCCCCCTACCGCCCTTACTCCGCGGTGCCAGCATACGAATGGCCATCGCCCGGGAACGGTCGTAGATATCAGCCATCAGCTCATCCTCGACACCCTGACGTTGAACATGCCGCCGCCGACTGTCAGCGCCTCCACAAGCCGATCCACTGCAACGTAGCGCGGCTGCCCCTGGTTCACCGGATCGGCGTAGACCGTGGTGAGGGGCCCCACCGTCTCGGATTTCACAGCGGAGGCCTGCTGTACCGTGTCCAGCGGCCCGTCGAGGGCCAGCAGGGCCAGTTCGCACGTTGCGGCCTGCAGTTTCCGGTTCGGCCAGGCCAGGCCGGTGCGTGGAAACTCCAACGGCTGGTCCGGGTCGACCTTCGAGCCTCGGAATTGATAGCTGCGGTCGATGTAGTCGGTCGCCCTGATCAGTGCCGAGGAGCGGCTGTCATTGGAGGCCGACGCCCAGGCAGCATTGCCGCGCTGAGCGTGATACTCGGTAGCCTGGTCGACGGAGACGTAGCTGTTGGCGCTGTCACCCTCAGTCATCACCGCCATTGGCTTTCTCCTCGGTCGCCTTCAGGAGCTCGCGCAGCGAATCGGGCGTGGCGCCTTCCGGCACCTCGACACCCAGTTCAACGAGACGCGCCAGCACCTGCTCGGCGTTCAACGGCGAGGGCTCCTGGGCCGCCTTCGCCTCGGCGAGCAGTTTCGCCAACGCAGCCTTGCCTGCACGCCCATCGAACGCAACGCCGAGGGCCTTCAGGTCAGCCTTGATTTCGTCGAGGGTGGGCTCGCCGTCATGGATGCCCGGAGCCTTCTCAGCACCGCTGGTTTGCAGTTCGATCAGGTCGTAGGCCACCGAATATGCCCGCGGCACCTCGCCGGCTACCGCATCGGCCTGTTCGAGGAAGTCGCCCTGGCGATAGGCGAGCGGGTCCCGAATCGTCAGCCCATTGCGTTGGGCGAACTCCATCTGGTCCGAGGTCGCCGGGCCAGCTACGAACCACAGAATCTTCTTGGTCATTGTCCACCTCATGAAAGGGGGCCTGGCGGCCCCTCTGCGGTTACTTGCTCAGCACCAGAACGCCGGCGGTGTCCTTGACGCTGGTGGCGGTGCGCTCCCAGTTCGCCGCGGTGCCGATCGCGGTATCGTTCGGCGAAGCGCCGCCCGCACCGGTCTTCCAGGTGTAACCGAGCACGCCCAGGTTGTAGCTCCACTCGGCCTGGTAGACCGAACCCAGGTTCTCCTTGCCGGTAGTGCGGTTCAGAACAGCGTCGAAGTCGTTGTTGCCGGTCACCAGCACCGAGCTCTGCACCAGGCCCAGCGAGCGGAACGAAGCTGGGTTGGCCTCGGGGTCGGCGCCAGCCGGCACGATCAGCGAGTCGGCGTCGGTCACCACGAACAGACGGCCGAACGGGTCGCGCATCACGTTCACGCCGTCGTAGGTGAACAGGTTCTCGGCGTTCGCAAGAGCGTTGTCGTAGAGATCGCTGACCACGCTGGAATGGAACACCCAGGCCGCGATGGCGTTGGCGCGGTCACCGAACTTGAACGCCGCCTTGTTCAGAGTGCGGAAGGTTGCGGTCTCGGTGGCGCTGCCATGGGTCGCGTCGGCGTGACCGCTGATTGCAGCCACCGCGCCGCGGATGGCGGTGTTCAGCATATCCGCGACACGTGCCTTACCCAATTGCTCACCGATGGTCAGGGCCGCCAACGCCGGGTTCTGCAACACCCAGTTGTACTGGGCCGCTTCATACTCGATCGGTGGCGTGCCGGCGGCGACCTTTACCGCAGCATTGAGCAACTGCGTCAGACGAGTCGCAGCCACGTTGCCGTTGCCGTAGACGTTGCGGCGGCGCACCAGATTGGCGATCAGCTTGAAGCTGGCCTTGATGTCGAAGTCGCCCTGCGCCGGCGCGTTCTGCAGGACGATGGTGCCGGCGGATGCCTGGTTGAATTTGTCGATCGCCTGGGCGACGGTTTCGGTCAGAGCCGTGTAGGTCTGCTTGTTGAATACAGCGAGATCGAAAGCCATGTGGCCTCCTTACTTGATCGTTTCGAGGTAGGCGACCTTCTCGGCCTCGGTCTTGCAGTCGGCGAGCGACTTGGCCGTGCTGCCGGAGGGCTTGCCGCCCGGGGGCGTTCCGCCGCCGGAGTGGCCAGAGCCCTTCAGGATCTGGTCGCGGTAGGGGTACTGGTCGACGAGAATCTCCAGCGCTTCATCGAAGTCGGCGGCCTCGCCGGGACGGGCCTTGCTGTACAGCTTGTTGCCGTGGGCGTCGTAGGCGACGACATTGCCGTCCTCGATCTTCAGGTGCTTGCCGAACACGGACTGCACCATGTCGGCCGGAACAGCCAGCCGGTCTGCCACGAACTTCGAGCGGGAGAAGCTGCCGCCGATCTTCTCGGCGTAGAGCTGCTGCTCCAACTGCTCCGCGCGCGTGGTGGCCTCGGTCAGCTTGGTGTCGTAGGCCTTGCCGATTTCAGCCTTCACCTTCTCGATCTCGCCGGCATCCACCAGCTTCTTCGCGTCGAGATTGGCGACGGTTTCCAGGGCTTTGCGCGCGGCGGCCGGGTCCTCGATGCCTTCGAAGTCTTTTGCGATCTTCTCGGCCTTCTCCGCCCGCTCGCGGTGCTGCTTGGCCTCTCCGTTCAAGCGGGTGATGGTGGCTCGGGTACCGACCGCATCGAAAGCGATCTCCTTGCCGTCATCCTCCACGTAGACCGGCTTGCCATCCTGGACCTCGGCGTATTGCTTGCCATCGACTTCGACAGTCTTCAGTTTCATCTCGTCTTTCTCCGGCCATCCGGCCATTGCGATGGGCCATCCGGCCCGGAAGGCGCCCCGCTCCATCCGAAACGCAGGCATAAAAAAGCCCCGGACATTGCCGGGGCCTACACGAATTGGTGATCAGATCAGTCGGGCGCGTACAGCGACCTGAGTTGCGCCAGGCTCAGCGGGTTGCCCCGCTGGTCCAACAGGTCGCTCAAGGTGATGACGCCTCGGCGCCAGAGGTCGGCGCGGCCGGGCCCCAGCTTCTCGTCCTGGAAGGCCTTCGACTTACCCTTGAGCCATGTCTCGAAGTTCAGACTGGCCGGCACCTGGCCGTCCATCGACGCCCGGGTGCTCTTCACCTCGTCGACGTCGATACCCAGCTCACGCATCGTCTTGAGCCAAGGCAGAGTGGTACTGCGACACCCCCAGTGCCGCGGGCAACCTTGCTTGTACGGCAACGAGTGCCCCACAGGCCTGAACTGAAGATCCCAAGTCTTCTGGTCGTAGACCATGCAGATTTCAGTGGTGTGCGAGTCCAAGGTGCTGAGCTGGCGATACCCTTTCACCGGTCCATTCTCGCCAGAATTGGCCTTGTAGACCTCCATCCTGGCGCCATTGGCCACCGCTTGGGCGCTGTTGTGGACCAAGGTCCGAGCCGCGCGCTTGCTGACATCCATGAAGCCCTTCACCGGCGGTTGGTCGCCCCGAGCCCGGCGGCCGACGATCTGGGTGACCATCTGTTCCGTGGTCTCGCCGTTCACGAAGCCATTGCGCACCACACCGGCGAACCGGAACGACACATCCGCAGCCTGCTTGAGCCACCATTGCTTGGTCGGAGCGCCCTCGATGAGCGTATTCGCAACCACAGCGCTGAGTCGGTTCTTGCCGACGCCGAGCATGATTGGCCGGCTCACCAGGCTGTTGACTGAGTTCGACGCGAAGCCTCCTTCGATGACCGCGAGTTGCCGCAGGTTGGCATCATGTGCCGCAGCGATCTCGGTGTACTGCGCCTTGATTGCCTTGGCCGCCTCGTCGAGGATCGCATTGACCTCCTTGACGTTCTTCAGCGGCAACCGGCGGCCCTGCAGCAGCTTCACCAACTCCTCGGCGAGTTCGGTGATCTTCTCCTCGACTTCCTTCGACATACCCGCCGTGGTCCTGATCAGGTCGATACCATGGTCGGTATACAACTCCGCCAGCAGCACCTCCAAGCGAGTCATATCGCAGGCTCCTGGTTGCGGATCCGCTCCTGCTCCGACTCCCAGTCCAGGTCCTCGGCAAGCATGCCACGGCGCTGGGCCTCGTTGAATAGGGTCTGGTCTGACAACGAGCCGCCGTCACGCATGCGCTGCAGCACACCCATGGTCTCGGCCGGAGCATAATCCGGGTCGAGATTCGGCTGGAGCTGCACGGTGCCGCCCTCGGCGCGGTTGTTCAGTGCGAGGGAGAAGTACGACAGGAACAGCACCAGGCTGTCCTGCAGGCCCTGGCACATCATCGCCAGTTTGCTGGTCTCCTTCGCCGATTCCTCGCCAGACTGCTTCGCCGTCATGACCTGGGTGGACTTCTCCACCAGCTTCGCACCGGCCTGCCTCATCTCCTCTTGCAGTGAGTCAAGCTGTTCCCGCGCGGTCTTGATGGCGGCGCCGGTGTGCTCGACGTACTTCATGTCGGCCTCCCGAGGCAACTTCACCGCGGAGCGCGCGCCGATGGCCAGCTCGTCGCCGGAGTCGACACCAGTCATCACCAGGATCGGCACGCAGGCGACATCAACCAGACTGTCCAGGGAGGACTGGAGCCACCAGTGCTTCGCCACCAGGTGGGCGAGTTCGAGCAGCGGTGGCTTTGCTGTGAGGAACCCGGTACGCGCGGTGTAATACGGCACCAAGGGGATGAAGCCGAGCGTGTACGGGGTGTCCGACACCATCTCCCACCCGTCCTTGCCCTCCTCGAACACACGATGCCGGTGGGGCTCGATCACGCGGATCTGGTCAACGGTTTCGTCGGTGAACTCGTCCACCTCCTCCACCCGGCACGTCCGGAAGCGGAACTGGGTCAGGCTGTCGACACCAGCAACCTTGCCGGTCTTCCACCCCAGCACCTGGCCAGGCTCGATCAGCACCCCGTAGGGCCTGAAGCCGGCTTGTTGCTCGGCCTGCCGTGTGTTCGGCAGATCCTCTGGCCGTTGCGGTATCTCGACCAGGGCGAACTTCAGGCCATACTCCAGCCCGCCGCGGAACCAGTCTTGGGCGAACACTTGCAGGTCACGTCCCTCCGTATCCACGTCGGTCAGCAGGTCGGCGATCTCCTGCGGCACGTCATCGCCGATCACGACCGGCTTCGCAAACACTCGCCCCACCATGGCGCCGACCGTTTCCTCGAACGCGGGGTGCAGCGTCGCCAGCTTCAGCCGAGCTTCATAGTCCTCCCTCGTCTCGAGTTGCCGCTTGGGCAGATACGCCTCCCCCGCCTCGCGCATGGCCGAGGTGCCGCCCTTGATGCAATCGATCAGCTTCCAGTGCTCGCGCATCTCCTCGACAGCAGCGCAGCACTGGCAAACGGAATCGCTCATGGTCAGAACCTCAGGGTGGTAACAACGGCCGCAGGTCGCTCGACCGGGAATTCCTTGTGAATGAAGTAGCCCGCAGCATCGTTGGGGTGGTCGATGTCGGCGGACTTGTCCGGCTCACCGTTGGTGCCCCACACCTGCTGCTCGAGGGCATCGGCGTAGGTCGGGCAGCGGTCGGGATTGACCCGATACCGCCGCTCGCCCTTGGCGTTGCAGAACATGGCGTTCATGGAGTTGATCCGGTCCTTGACCGGCGGGTTGGCGGCCGGAGCCGATATGACGAAACCGGCCTGCTTGAGCAGCGCGATATCGGTCTCGCTGGCCCGGACGGACTTGCGAGAATCGCCGGAGGCGTCGGGATAGATCCTGATCTGGCGGGTCGGCCGATAGTCGCCGTCGGCGTACAGCCAGAACCGCTCCTTGATCTGGCGGATCATGTCCGGGGTGTCGTACCCGTTGACGATCTCGTCGACCGCGTGCGGCAGGCCCAGGCGCTTCACGTGCACTACGGCGGCCATCTTGCCGACGTTGAAGTCCATGCCGATGAAAAGGGCCTCACCAGGCTGGATCGTCTCCTGGCTGCCGTTCAGCTTGCGGTCGTAGGCGGTGTAGATCGTGCCCGACGTCAGGTTGACGAACTGGCCGCGCAGGTACGCCGCGATCAGTTGCGGCGGGTACGATTCCATCAGCGAATCGATGTAGTCGTCCGGCAGGTTCGCCTCGTTGTCGTAGGTGCTGGCCTGGACCAGTCCATACAGGTCCTGCAGGTGCGGCTTCTCGCGCAACTGCTTCACGAACTGCTGGAAGACGAACTTGAAGCCTTCCGGGGTGGTGGTGACGTCGACACGGTTGCGCAGGCCGTCCACCTTGTAGCGCATCCGCGCGATGATCTTGCGCCAGGCCTGCTGGGCCTTGATCAGCGACAGGACGTCGAGCTCGTCAACCAGGGACCGGCCGACCTTGAAGCCGACGATGGTCTGCGGCTTCTCCATGGAGCGGCAGATGATCGTCGTGCGGTAGGCGCTGCCGCTGTACAGATGAACCTCGTGGTTCGCCTGGTTGATCCTGGTCCGCAGCCCCCAGTCGAAAGCCACCTCCTCCATCGTTGGGTAAAAGATGTCGCGGATTTGGGCGTAGGTCGGCGCGAAGTAGCCGGCGTTGATGCGCGGCCATTCCCAGGCGTGCTGGGCGAGCCCTGAGCAGCCCACCCAGGTCTTGCCGCTGTTGTGATGGATAGCGCCATCGACGGTCACGTAGCAGTTGTTATCCAGCACCTGAAGGTCGTAGTAAGCCTCTACAACATCGAGGGCGACAACGCTTAAAATGTAGCAGGATTCGATTGCGGAGCTTTGATATGACGCCTCTAGACCAGAAGATTTGTGATCTTGCCCATCCTGATCGCAGTGCATCCGAAGTTGCGAAGCTTGCAGGATGTGAGCGCAGCCATGTTTATCGCTGCATTGAGAGGTACGGCCTAACGCTGAAGCAGCGAACGAAACCTGCTCCTCGGCCAAGCTTGAAGCAGCAGATTCTTGACCTTGCAGGCGCGGGTCGGACTTCTGCAGAGATCGCAGCCCTGCTTGGATGCAGTGATAAACATGTGCAGAACACTCTGCGCACTCACAATGCTGACCGACTGTCTCGCGGCGGCAGGTTTGGCGAGCTGAACCATAGCTATCAGGCTGGCAGGATTGTTGATCTGGACGGCTATGCGCTGGTCCAGGCTCCGCCAGACCATCCCCAAGCAAGGAAGACTGGCTTGATGTTCCA